TTGTACCTTTTAAACCTGTACCTGTATCAGTTTCTACGGCCTTTTTATCATCATCTTTATCTTTAAGACTACTGTGAGTCATACCCAACATTTGGCCTATTACAGTATCGGAGAAAGGCGTACCAGTTGTTTTGCTCTCATTATTGTTTTCTTCATCGTTTATTCTATCTTGGTGTGCCTGCCAAGACTCCTCATCTTTAAAGTTTTCTCTAGTCAAGTCTACATTCCGCATACTTGAGTCTATTGTATCACTAAGTAGACCTAGCTTATCAGAATATTTAGATACTTGATTAGTTGTATAGCTTGACGCCATCTTTGCTAGAGCACCTCCTGGTATACCTGCTAGGGCTGTGAACCCTGTTATACCCGCCAGTTCTGCGTTAGTAGGTAGACCTGACAATGCGTCTGATAGCTCTTGAGCATTCATATCACTAAAAGATTTTCCTGTGGGTGCGTCTTCCTCCCCATACCCAGGACCCATGTTGTCAGATATAATATCTTCCTCTTCTTTCACTACCTGCTGATCAGCATCAACAAACCCTATAGGGATCACACCTAAAGGCTCTCCATTAAAGAACGGAATAGATATAGTTCTACCTTTATCATTAACATACTCTTTATACTCTATACCACCAAAGCCTCCTGATACTCCAGGAAGTATGTCTTCAATGCCAAACACACTTTGATCCTTAAGGAACTCAGGTTTAGTAACGCCGCCTTCTTGATAGCCCATAAGACCACCTTTAGCTGCAGCTACTTGTTCTTCTGATGGCATCTCCATAGCTACAAGTTCTTCATTAGAGAAGGGTAGGCCATCGTCCATAACAGGCTCACCACCCATACGTCCATTGGCTTCCATATTGGATAGACCCATCTTAGCTTCAGATCGTAGGTCTTCAAAGAACTTCATACCATAGTAACGCAATACGTCAGCAGGTACTACATACTCTCCTTCACTTAGCATAGCAGGGATATCATCGCGTACCTCTTCTGGTAGTGAGCCAGGAGGTACTTCATTGCCTGATATAGGGTCTACCTCACCTGTTCGAGATGACTTAAAGACGCCTTGCATCTGTTCTTCTTCGTTCATAGATAATCCACCTTCGTTAAAAGTTCTAATATTCTTATATACAGGATGTTCTTTACCTCTTACTGAAATAAGACCAATAGGCTCCCCTATCTCAATCTCACCCGTAACGGTAGGCCTTAGTCTAGGCTCAGAAGGTGAATCAGGGTATTTTTTTAGGTTCACGCCTTTTGAGAAGTCGGTCTCTAAAGTATAGTAGTGTTTGCCTCTGTTTTGTACAGAGATTAGTGTCTCAACTCCATCCATACCTTCTGGTGCATTTGTCCACTTCCACCCAGCCTTCTTCTTAAAAAGATTGGTTTTAATCTGTGTTTTACCCTTACCTGTAGAACCTACTGCCTCAACATCATCATTAGATACCTTAAAGGAAGGTTTGCCTTCAGAAGATATCTGTAACTTTGCTTTAGATACGTTTCTACCTGATAGGACCGTACCCGTCTTAGGATCTAGGTAATCCCCACCAGGAGGTTGTTGCCCTTCTGGAAACATCCGTTGTGGTTTAGGGAATACAGAAATCATATCTTCTTCGGGAACAGGGGGAAGCGTATCTACTGTATTAGGTTTAATTCTAATGTTACCCCCAGTGCTACCCATAGCATTAGGATCAACCTCTATACGCTTAGCCACATCAAATACTTCCTTAGCACCTTTCTTTATAGCTTTAGCAGCAATGTCTCCTACACCAGGTATAAGGCCAATAATAGCAGCACCACCTAGCGCACCAGCTAAGTAATAGTTAGGCTCATCTTTTTGTAGCTCATCATATATCTCTTTAGCTGCCATGACATCCCCTACAATAGGAGTCATGCTAGCAACAAACGTAACAGCATCTTTAGCGCTAAATCCAGATTCTGTGGGATTATCAATGCGTTGGTTTCTAACCATACGCTGTTTAGGTTTTTCAGTAGCGCCGTCTTCAAATAAACTTTTGTATATATCAGAAGGCATCACTGCATTACTAAAAGCGGAGTTAGTTTGTTCTTCTAATGTTGCCCCTTCAACTTCAGCCATTAACTTTATCCCTCAAATATTTAAGTCTACGAAGTGTTGCTATAGAACCTTGCGCTCTATGTATCTCAATAGTATGCTCTGTTTGCTCTAGGTTCTTATGCTGTTCAGATATCCAAGTATCTAGCTCTACACAGAAAGCATCCCATTTAGGTTTATCATTTACGAACTCTTTAAGCGACATTACCAGCGAAGCCTTCCTCACCTGGTGTTGGTGCTACACCTGTACCTATGTTGCCACCACCTGCGCCTGTCTGATCTTGTGGATTAACACCAGCAGGAACTGCAGCTTCGCCTTCTGGCGCTGGGCCACCCATACCCTCTACTGGAGGTGGAGCAGGTTGCTGAAAGCCTTTAAGTATCTCAGCTTGTATAGCTGCATCCTGCATAGAGTTAGTCACCTTATTAGGGTCAAGATCCATGCTCTTAGCAATCTCTCGTATGATGTAATCCATCTTAGCAAAGGGAGCTAGCATAGGGTTTTGTACAACACCTAAGAACTGCATAAGTCTCTGGGATCGAACCTCATTAGCCATAAGGCTCTCTGTGCCGTTAGCTATAACTTCTAGGTCACCCTTGATGTTTTCATCATAGTCGAACTGCATGTTGAATGCAAAGAATGCGCGTCCTATAGGAGCTAGCAGATAATCGTCTACGTTCTTAACTACGTTGCGGATACTACCATTAGCTGCAGACATAAGCATACTGATACCAGAAGCTGTACGTCCTACACCTGACACACCCGTCTGACCGTGTGCAAAGCTAGGGAAACCTGTGCTTTCATCAGCAAGAACACGAGCCTTATCAAACAGTTGCATGTTCTCACCAGCAACGTTAGGGAACTTAGTGCCGAAGATGGCTTGACCAGGTGCACCCCCCTGTCTTCGAAACACTTTGCCTGGGTGCACTGATAGGTCCTGTCCTGGGACAAGATTAGTTTCGTCTATCTCAATTAGTAGATTACCAGATAGTACAGCGTTGTCAACAGCCATTCTCATAAAGCCGTTCATTAATGTTTGTGTATCATCCATGTTCTCTGCAATACCTACACCAAAGAAGGAGTAGGGGTTATGCTCATAGGGTACGGAGTAGTATGGAATACGTGTAGGCTTGAAGGGGTTAAGCACACAGCGTATGACATCTCCGTTACACACCCAAAGATTAGCATTAACTTCCACTAAGTCTTTTAACTCACTAGGTATCTTAATGCCGTGCTCTTCTAAGATATCTGTATCAACAAAACCCCAGAACTCTAATACTTCCCATCGTTCTGTATCAGATGGATTAGTATCATCATTCTCCATCTTCATCTCCCAATGCTTACGCACATAGTCTGGGCCTTTATCAATGGCAGTCTGGATAGCATCTTCCATAAAGTAGGGACGCCCTCTTAAAGCACGAAGTTGATTGCGAGACATCTTGTGCCTCTCAACTACGTATTCAGCATCGTCCATAGATGTAGCTTCTGGATCAGGAAAGAAGTTCCATACAGATACGTGATTAGTAGATGGTACAGTCTTTATAAGAGGATCGTAATCACCTTCTTCATTCCAGTTAGGGTATTCTTTGTCTAATGCAAAGGGACCCTTCATTACGCCTGTACCAAGCAGAGACATCTCAAAAGCCATTGAGCGCAGATGCTTAGATGCACCACTCTCGTTTAGCTGATCGTGTATCTTCTTCTCCATCTTCTTAGCTGCAATCATAGCAGGATGGAATGTAACTGTAGTAGGTGTAGTCCCGTCACCTTCAATGATCTTATCACTTACAGAAGATAGTTTATTAGCCATACCACCTAAGCGTTTCATTAAAGATGTACGTGTTTCACCAGGCTTAAGCTCTGTATCAGGTCCAATCAAGTAAGGCTTAGTAGGCTCTTCTGTAAAAGTACCTGATAAAGCATCATGCGCTGGGCCTGCGTTAGGGTCAATGTTAATATGCACTGATTCAGCTACACCATCAGGTAGAACGGAAGGTTCAACATTAAGAGGGAACTTATTATTACCAAACAGTACATCTACTATCTGACCATACGCTGCTAGTGTTTTAGTCTTAGTTACCTTTACAAATACCTTAGACTTCTCGTTAGACGTGAACTGTACATCTGGTCCGTATATACCTCTGTAGTTCCTGTAGGAGCGCAGCCAACGCTCTTCATCTGAGTATCTAGCATCTTCTGCTCTATTAAACCTATCTACTACAAACCCAACTAGGGTGTTGGAACTATCAAAGAGTTTATCTTCGCTAGACTCCGCTGCAATTACTTCATCTGTTTCGAATGAAAGATCTTCTATTTCTGCCATTTATCTAGTATCCAAAGTTAGGGTCTGACATCTGAAAGCCAGAGTTTTGTTTTGCTGGGTTGAAGTCCCAGATAGAGCTACGTGGGCGGGTCATAATTCCGTACCTAAGAGCGTCGTAGAGGTGGTCTTCTGCGTTAGTATCTACATCCTCAGGGTTCTTCTTGTCTAGAGGTATGACAGGTATCTGAGCTATAGTGTTGGTGCAGGTGGAGAGAAACACTAGCCGAGGCTCTTCTGTATGCTCATCCACCTGCAGGCGTCTGTGTATCTCGTTCTTACCAGATACCCTTGAACCACGAGAGCGATCAGAAGGTCTCCAACGACAACCCTTCATGTTCATTTGCTCTGCAAGTGAAGGGCCTGTATCTCCTCTCTTATGCCAGAGGGACGAGTCCAACACGCCATACCGTATAGTGCCATCTTTTGCTTCAGCTTCTATGATCATATCCGCTAAGTCTGTAGCAGTAACCTTAGAACAATATAACTCTCTATATACTACAAGTTGCTCACTAGGAGCAACAGCAAACCAAAGTACCCCTGTAAAGGAGCCGTACCCGTAGTCACAGGCCCTAAACCTAGGCCATGAATCAGGTATCTCAAAGGGATCAATTACGTGTATCTTCCTGTTGAACTCAGGGAAAGCTGCACCCTCATTAATATCCCAGTTACCTTCAAGGAGTTGCTTGCGTTGATGCTCAGGTAGTGATAGAAGCATTGCTTCATAGTCACCACTCTCTGATAGGTATGGGTTATCAAACAAGCTAGCAGGTATAAACCTACGTCTAAACAAGGGTTCACCTTCACGGCTATGCCCCTTAGGGAACCTAATAGTATCTCCTGTCTCAATGTTTGTAGCCCAGAAGGGTAGACTAGAAGGAGAAGGATCAATAAACATCTTCTTAACCCAGCCATGTCCGTTTCCACCAGGGTTAGTTGTAGCTCTCATGTACAACCCTAAGTCTGCGCTGTGAGCACTACGTAAACGTGAGCGCATATAATCCCAGGCGTAGCTGCTAGGCCATTGAGTTAACTCATCAAAACCAATCCAGTTAAACGCTTGTCCTTGGTATCGGGTAACGTCCATGTCCTTGTCGAGGTATGACATCCAAAGCCTACCTCCTTGTGGGGTTATCCACTGTGACTTACGCTCTGACCACTTGATACCAGGTATAGCTTTAGGGTATAACTCTTGGCTCTTCTGTATTAGCTCTCGTAACTCTTCTGTTGTGTGTCGTACAAGTAGACCACTGAAGTTAGGACTACCTAAACCGTGAAGAGGGTCAGCAAGCATGGCATAACTTTTACCACCACCCGCTGCCCCTCCGTACAATACTTCCCGTTCAGATGCACTAAGGAAGTTTGTTTGTGGCCCAGGGTTGGGCTTGAATATAATCTCTTGAGCAGCTTCTACATCAAAGTCAGCAGGTTTAACTTGAGCGTGTACCTTCTCTACTACAGGTTTACTCTCCTGCTGGGGTAAGGATTCTGTAGGCTCCGATACTTTCTTCTTCAAGGTTCTTGATTTCTTGTAACGTTTCTTCGAGCCTTTTGGCAAGCTTGCGTTTAATTCTAGCTGTTTTCTTACGTCTTCGCTCAATGTCTACCCTCTTCTTTAAACCCATGTGCGAGATATAGCGACCTGTTTCTTTATGTAACCAGATAGCGACTTCTCTGTAAGCATACTGTTTTAGGTGACGCTTTGCAAGCTCTAATGCTTCTAGCTCAGTAGGTACGGGTTGTAGTAGTTTATCATTGTCAGGGTGTATTATGTAACCGAATGGTACTTGTCTAGTTGTACGAACTAGGACGTGCCATTGTTTTTCTTCACCTTTGTGTGGCCTAGGCAGTTGCCAGTAGCCTAAAGAGCTACGGTCCATTGTTATTCGTTCTTGCCTTCTTTAGATGGTAACATAAATACACCACCACTAGAAGACGTTACATCTACTTTATCTACCTTACCTAGTCCTGCACGGTCCAGTAAGTCTTTTGCTGCAGCCATCTTATCTCGTATGCCTAGCTCTGTAGGATCACTCAGTGCACCAACTAAAGCCATAACAGCCTTAGGTGCTGAACGTGCAAAGTGAGTACGTGTAGCTTCAGCTATCTCATCCTTGAGGGCTTCAACAATCAAACGGGTAGGCGTCTTGTCACTATACCCAGATAACTTCTTAGCCAGCACAACATCCCCTCCTGCTTCATCGAAGAGGACCTCTAAGAACTTCTGTTGGTTTTCAGTTAGTTGTCTTGCCATAGTGTTACCACTTTCCTTGTTGTGCACCTATGAAGTAAATACATGTAGTTAACAGACCTACTGCTAATATAAAAGCTACAATACCTAGAGACCAAGTAATAATAGCTTCTTTTATTTCTTCTTGTCGATACTCTTGTTCTTGCTTTCTTTTTCGGACCTGCGCCTCAGTCCTCACTAATTCATCCCAAGCTGAGGGACCCATGCTGAATGAGATGTAGCTACGTAATTCCGACCTCATCTGCTCCGCTTTCTTTTTAGCTGAGAAGATTTGCATAGCCTCTTGTTCTACATCCCCACTAATAGCTCTCCACCACGGAGGGTTTTTAGCTTTAGCTTCAGCACGTCCTAAGTCACTCATAGCACCAGCCCATTGACTTAGCTGGTTAGGCATATCATGTAGGCCTTTGCCTAACTCTATGCCCTTTTTTAAAGTGTTGAAGGCGACAGTCGCCCCACTAATAATAGTAAATGGGTCCACGGCTCTCCCCTTCCGTTGAACACTATATGTCGAATCTAGCTATCCTGTTGATATCACCTCTACAGATACCTATGTCGCGTAACTCTTTGTCTGTCATTCTATGAAGGTGCATCATAGTAATGTGATGGTTTGCTGACTTTTGACGCGCTTCAATCATTGATTTGTAGCAGCGTTTAAGTGCGTGTTTAAATTTAGTCATGTCCGTACTCCTTTGTTTTTAAGGGACGAACATAGTTATACTCAATCTTGTATATAGTAAAACTGTTAAGTAAGCATACCCGTTATGCGTTAACCGACAGGCACTAGTGTCTCTGTAACAGTTACTATACTATCTACGTGAGCAGTAGCACTAGGTGTAATCCGTATTTTATCACCAGGCGATAGTATCAACTCAATATCACTAAAAGTAACAAACTCCCCTACACCTAGGTTTTTACCTTCAAGAAAGTGATGTGTGTAAGAATCTGCTGCTACGTACCACTCAATAGTAATATTAGTGTTCCCAGTGGAGTTGTGTACGTGAATGTAACTCACTTCTGTTGAACAGTTAGCAGGGCATGTGTAAACATCTACAGTACTCGTGTTTGTACTGTGTCCATACACGGATCTCTTACGAGAGGGTTTGCCTTGCCTACTAAGTGTCATTTCTTCTTAACGACTTTCTTAACTGTCTTAACTACCCATGCCTCATTTACATCAGGAGTACTGGGGTCATCAGAAATGAAATGTCCGTTCTCATCCCTAGCTCGTACCATTTCCAAAGACTTCTCAACTTCCTTTTCCTTTTTAGGTTTGGGCGCTGGGCGCTTCTTGGTAGTCACCAACGCAGCTTCTGCAACCCTACATATTTCAGTAACGTTAGCATCTTTACTTTGGACATTACCGTAGTTGTCCTCACCAGCAGATTGATTACCCATAGCATCCCACACATAGCCGTGTTCATCTACACGATAACCTTCTGCTTCAAGTACGTTACGATACTTATGATAAAACTTATCTGCCATGTTAGGCCTTCTTCACTGGACGTGCAGGTGGCATAGATGCTCCACACATACCGCCTTTATTGTAGCCTTTAACTTTTCCACCCATACTATACATAACGGGTTTTGCGCCGCTACTATCACCTGTACCTATGCGTTTACGTTTTTTACGTTTAGCTTGAGGTACATCAATTAATTCGTTACCTCTACCTGCTTTTTTTCCTTTACGTATTCTCTTTTGAAGCGCCTCGTCTGAAAGTATCTTAGCTGATTTGTTACCTTTAGGCATTCTCTGTTCGGGCCTATCAGCAGGTGCACCTATTTTCTTTTTGCGCTTACCTGGTACAGGATTAAGTTGATTCATCATTTTAGTATTCCTCTTCCATTGAATGATCTTTTGTATCCCACCCTTGGCAGGACTTCTCTTGACTACAAACAAACTTAAACTTAGAGCAAGCACCAAGGCCTGACTCAATACTTAATGCTTTAAGTGTTTGAATACGATTGTCGAAGTGACAACAGTTACCACAAGTCTTGAGTGCAGCTACATCAGTATCTTTATCCCAAGCCTTACCTAGTTCTTCAGCAGACTTACCATACATCCAGTATGTCTCTGCACGTTCACGGTTCTTAGGGTCTACCTCAGGTGGCTCCCCTACCATTAAGCTTACGCCCATCATCATGTCTTTTTCTTCCTGTGTTTGGCTGTCTTCGTAGCGACTTTCTTAGGTTGAGCCACGTACTGCTTACCTGCCTTAGTGCCTCTTCGTTTTGCTCTAGTGGTTGCAGCGTACTCACTGCTGCTAAGAGACTTAATAGCCTTAGCAGGTAGATAGCGTTCACCAGTAGCATTAGGACCCTGCGTGGAAGGCTTACCACTTTTTGTACGCCAGTTCTGCTTTGTCCACTTCTTTAAGGATTTCTGTGGAGCCTTCACTACTTATATCCTCCACCTTTAGCTTTGTATTGTTTGGCAAGCATCTGCGCTTTACGTGCGGACCACTGTCCAGGCTTTCCACCTTTTCCACCCGCCTTAATCTTGTTAAATAAGTTCTTACGCATGGTAGGGTTTTTGTAGTTACCTGCTGCATTTACTTTTGAATCTGTTTCTGGTTTCTTTGCCATACTACCACTTGACCTTATCTGCCCAATAAGCTGCAGACATCCTGCCCTTCTTAATATTATTAGCGTGTCTTGCTTTAAAGCTATCGCGTTTCTTCTTCATCTTATCTGATTCACCTGACTTAGGACTACCTGCAGTCTTAGCACCTTGCTCACCAAAGCGGATAGTCTTAACTAGTGGACCTACCTTAGCTACAACTACGTGAGACTTCTTAGGGTGATCAGGGGTACGCTTAGGTTTGTTGAACCCGCTTACACCTGCACGTGCTAGCCTTGAGTCTTTCTTAATAGCCATTCTACTGGTTCCTCGGATCTAGCATACTATCGTGGTCTCTACCTATGAAGTCTAGCGTATTCTCTAGTAGAGCTACTCGCTGCTGTAGCTTTGATATCTGCATAATCGTAGTAGCTAAGCTATTAACGTCTTCCCATATGTCTTCTACTTCAGATGCGTTCTGCTCTACGTCACGCTTAAGATTGATGTTATCCTCTATAGCCATACGGGAGCCTAGCTGGGATACAGTTTCTTCCAGGGAGGATATAGTGGATGCTTGTTGTGATACCCACCACACACCACCACAAAGCTGTACACCCATAGCAACTACAAGTGCTACAGGTAACTTAAGATTGCTATCCATACTCTCGCTCACGATCAGGGTCCAACACTTCTTGTCTAGTTAGGTGACCCTCTAAGTACATAGCTCTCTCTACGTGATCTAACGTGTACAGTTCACCTGTACGGTTATGTATAGCTTCACGTACATAGAATACATCAGACTTAGGTATGTGTACTTTACGCATAGAGCGAGGGTCATTGTTAGCTAATGCGTTATAGAAATCTGTTAAGACTTCATCAGATGCGTATAGTTGTACTTTTTTCTTAGCCATTGTCAAGAATAATCTTATATAAAAGTTACAGGGGTAAAGAGGTACGTGTCGCAAACTACGTACAGAGTATTAACTAACAAATAAAGGTAGGGGAGAGGGACCACATATGTTAATACAAACACTGTAGTAGCTCACGACACGTAGTTACAATGTAGTTTTATTACATGTTTATATATTGTAACTGTGTATAGTTTAACATTAATGTTTAAACACTGTCAAGTACATAGTTACATATAGTTTAATGACCTATGTCCAGTAACATTATAAACACTAGTGTATGTTAAACTCTAATGTTTAAACTCTTTAGTCTTTACTTACTCTATAGTTAAACTTTAAAGCTAAGGAGCGTCTTGAGGACGCTCTTACTCTAGAGTGTTTTAACTTAAATGTTTAACTTAGCCCCCTTACCCCCGTAGTTATATGTAAATGTCATACCCTGTCAACACTTATTATGCTGTACTAGCTTAGTTACGTTACGTCACAATACTGTAATAGTATATAAGTGTGTCTATTATGTAACACATAGTACAGCTACCTGGCTTTGCAACTATGCAATACTAACTTTGCAAATCTTCAAAGTTGTACCTCTTGGTATACAGGTCCATTTTACCTCGTGTGTGTGCTTGTGTATATACGTATAACGTACACCCCCCACGTGGCCCCTGCCCCACCCCTACATAAATAGCTAAACCCTTGATAATAAACACATTCTTTATATATGCGTATCGTCTAGGCTTACTCAATATGTATATTCTAGCGTGTAAATACTTATAGTGTATTGTAATTGCTATACTTTTCTACTCATGCATGTTGAGTAGTCTCTATATATGTGTAATTCACACCCTACCCATTCGGGTAGTGCACGAACTATACCCTAGACGTGCATAACACTACACATGCTCAACACATAGCCAAGCACACATTGATACACATATAAGTAGAACGAATCAGCAACATCATTGGTCAAATCAGAACAAACACTGAACAAACATAAAGTGACGCTACGTAACGAATCTTTTATGTTGCCATTGCAAAAACTATATGCCCATATCAATACATCGAAACGCACAAAACAAAGGGTGCACACAATGTCAAACTATACTCGCAACATAAACAAGGTCATGGCGCAAATAACCATGAAAGAAGAACAACATGGCAGAT